GTGGGTATGTCGGCAGACGAGATCGCAGATATAGTACACTGCACCCCGGGTAAGCCGCTAGAGAACGATTTCAAGAACAATGACGGAACTCAGCCGTCAGGAGTTCGGAAATGGGAAGCCATGTTTTACTACAAACTTGGCGCACCTCGTTGGTTTGTTCGTGAGTTTGCACAGAACACTGGCGTGAAGATATTTACACGCTATGGTGTCCGAGGCGCGGTTAAAGGTCAGCGGTGGTCGGGGGAAGTGACCACCACCACTGGTAATGGCTATGTGAATAGCTGTATTAGCCTCGCTGCTTTAAAACGTGCAGGTATCACGAAGAGCACAACGATGGTTTACGGGGACGATAACTTGACTTATACGTCTCAGAATATTGGAAGGTTAGGTGACGCCTTCCAGGACGTAGCCAAAGACACAGGTATGGCCGCTGAAACAGTAGCCCACGAGCATCGTGAGAAAGCAACTTTCTTACGAAAACGGTTCGTACCATGTGCCGATAGGACTCTCCCCGTACCCTCCTTTGGACGTGTTTTGTGCAAACTTCCGATACGCAGCAACTTCAATAAAGCCGTATCGGATGCTGATTATATGGCCGGCAAGCTTCTTTCTGCCGCCTATGAGCACAGGCACATCTTTGACATCCGCAACCTCCTGCTCGAAACAGCTGAGCAATTATCCTCAAAACCATACCTCGACATGCGTAATCAGGCTATGGCTTTTAAGTATACAGCTGAGGAACTTCGGAACATGACGTCAAGTGCGTCGACAATTGACCTTGACCACCTTAATAGCTTCTTGCTTAACGTTTATGGCATCTCAGATTCTGAGTTGTACGACGCTTATCAACAAGCTTGTGATGGCATCCTCGGGTTCTCGAGGGTGAACAGCACCCGTGGTCGTCAAGGCCAAAAATCATCGCCACACATCGCGCCAAAACTGCCACGCGCTCTGTGGAATCAAGCACTTGAATGTCTTATCTCGCAAGACGTTTCTTTGTAGTGTAATGCACTCGCCCGGGTTTTGTGGTTTCCCGGTTAACAATCTCCTCCCACACACCTGACAAGTGATAAAAAAAAAAAAAAAAAAAAAAAAAAAAAAAAAAAAAAAAAAAAAAAAAAAAAAAAAAAA